GGTTCTCTTCTGTTGGAGAAGCCAGGCAATTATAAACCAAATGAACTTTATACGCATAGTCATTTCCACGCTCATCGTTACCGACAAGTGTTCTATAACTCAGCCCAAAGTGCTCATGCTCCTGCTGACTGATAAGTACACCCGGAGACAGTTCTTCTTTTCCAATACAACCAAGAAATTCGTTGGGATATGTGTACGCTTCAATGGTTAAACCTAACTGTTCAACTGACATCAAAGTCATATACTTTTTATTGTTAGCCCACAAGATTGATGGCTCAGCACCAGATGGATTCTCAGTAATCCCTGTGATTCCATTCCAGGCATAAGCACTATTTCCGTTGTTCTTATACAGCACAACATGGTCAACACCAGTCTCATAACGCCGCTCACCAATTTTATCCCATTCCAATTTTCCCATATTCCACCGCCTTAATTAAGACTCAAGGATTGTGACAAGTTCACTCGGAAGAAGAAGTGCTGGTTCTGCATCAGCAGTTCCATACAGTTTATCCTCGATTAGCTTGAGCTTAGCAGGATCGATTTTTGTGGAATCGATAGTCAGCATTGATGTTGATTTACTATCGTCAACATCAACTGGGGATGTTGTCACTTCCCAGGAAAATGGTGAAATATCCGGAGAATCATTTACTGTGCTTCGATCTTTATCGGTCGGTGAAGCAAGGCAATCGTAAACAAGATGGATTTTATAACCATGCTTGGTGCCAACGTCATCGTTTCCGATAAGAGAGCGATAACAGAATCCAAAGTGTTCGCGATCCTGCTGACCAATGGTAACACCTTCTGCTAGTTCAGCAGAGCCGTCACATGCTTCAAATTCGTCCGGATATGTATAAGCTTCGATTGTTAAGCCAAGCTCTTCGGCAGACATTAAAGTCAAATACTTTTTGTTATTAGCCCATAATGCTGTCGGTTCTGCTCCGGATGGAGTTTCATTTACAGCGGTCAAACCGTTCCAGGCTACACCGCTTCCGTATTTTCCGCCCGTTGTAAACGGATAGAATACGCCTCTGTCGACACCGGTCTCGTAAAGACGTTCGCCGGCTTTATCCCATGAGAGTCTCATTTAAAATCCTCCTTTAATAGTAGAGTTCAAATACATAATGATTCAGATTATTGGACACGTACGGACGAACAAATCGACATAATGGTAACGCAGACACTTTGCCTACTATTTCGGTATCCGGATCATCATCAATAACAATCACCGAATACTTTATCGGGGACAAATAAACCCCGCCATTTGCATATACAGGATCGATGTCGTCAAGACTGTATACAATAGCGGGGTAATTCATCCGTACGTTTTCCGGAGGTTGAAAATAGACGTTTCTGCTGTCAAGCGTCTGGCACAAAATTTCATGAAGTTGTAGTCTTCGCTTTTCCGTTATAAACACCTCCAACCATTAATGTCAATCTAGGGTACTGAACATCAACCTTATGAATTTTCCATTTAGCACCCATAAATTCAACGTATCTCATAGCATGAAAATTCTGATAGGCAAATGGATCAGCAATAATACTGATTTCATTCGAAATATTAATATCGTCATTCACTTTGTCAGAAGCTTCCAACTGGCGTATGTTACGAATCAAATCCCCAGAATAATTTCGTTCTGTAACTTCTTCTTTATATACGCCAGGTCTTTTTTCAACGTTTCGAATGTATCCTATTGTTCCGTAAAACTTTGCCATTTTGAATTTTCCCCTTTAAAATCAGCCCTGAGAATTTACTGTGTCCTGACTAGATGTATCAGAAGAAGCTGTTGTTACATCCTCCTCGACTACAATTGCTGCGTACACTCTTGTCAGTGCTCCAGAACATCTGGTTTCAAGCAGAGATTTCTCCTGGTTGAAATCGATATCGAACTGTGTGAAGTGAGCAATCTCACCGCCTTTAGTTGCACCCAGGGAATAGTCTGCAAGATTTGCGATAATGGCAACAAGTTTCTTCTTTTTATTGTCAGATGTAGTTCTGGTTTTGCCCTCGAACTGCTCAACAGTATGGATGGTGCCGACATTAAGAGCAGTAGCCAGTTCCTGTCTGGACGCGTAAATACGTCTGCCATTCAGATCTCTTGCAAGAAGCATCTGGTTCAGCATATGTGGTGTCATAAAGGCGTCTGGAGTACCAGTTCCTTTGTAATTTTCTTTTGCATACAGAACAGTATTGATCATTCCCTCGGCTACGACAAAATTCTCTCCGAAATTAGCTCCAGTGTTGGTTCCCTGAAGTTCTTTCTTAGCAGCTGCTACGTCCAGATCAACGTGAATTGTATAAAGATCATCATCTGTCCAGATTGGTCTGATATGCTCTGGATCGATTTTGCCATCATCGCCATCGTCGCGACCATCGCCAAGCATAATAGCTGTAGCCAGTTCTTCATTCAACATCATGCGATCGATGTTGTACAGATAGGAAACATAGTCGAAATCTGTGATGTCAATGATGTCATCTCTATGCAGAGCATTTTTAACGTATACAGTCTGAGGATCTGTAGTTCTTCTGACCAGCTTAAAGTTACCAGCCTGAATTTTCTGTTTTCCTTTCTTATATCCTCTTGGTCTGAGCTTGTCGATATTACGGATATCAACCTGACTGGTTCTGATTCGTGCAATTGGACTCTTATGTACTTTGTTCATTACTGCGGTGATCCATCCCTGGTCATTTGTAATCAGTTCCGGTGCCCCAGGTCTTACCTCTTTGTATTCTGGGAACAGCAGGGATACATTACCGTCTCCAGTCTGAACAAATCCACTTGCAAGGGCGTCATGCTGAAGAGCATTATCCTCTGCATACATCGCAAGAGCAGTCTGGAAACTTCCCACCTGGCTTGTCTTTGCCTTTTTAAGAATGCTTTCCTGGTCCGCATGAGACAGATAAGTCTTGTTGTCGCGCTGATCGTTTTCAAACACATTATGTTTCATTGTTTCATCTCCTCCTTCGGAATCGTCATTGTTTTCGGACTCACCATCTTCTACAGCATGTCCGATAAGCGCATATGCTGCGGTTTTCTGTTTTTCAGTAAGAGTGTTGAAAACTTCTTCGACAGTTTCTTCGCTGTCGCCTCCATTTTCTTTACCCTCATCCTGTTTTTCTGGATCTTTTTCATCATCAGAATGTTCGAGATAGCCCATAATCATCTCGTCATAGCCAACGATGATACCTGCGTTTTCCCCATCGCCATGAGCAAGCACATCATCAATGAATGCTCCTGGATTTGCACCGGCAAGGACCAGACTTACTTCTCGAATCACACCGTGAATAACATCGCTTCCAGCCTGTTTAAGCTGATTTGCGAAAATAGACAAAGAACGCACATCACCGTGCCTAACAAGTTCTTTAGCGGTCTGACCTGCTTCAGTGTTGTTAAACTCGCAATGTGCGTAAACCCCATCATCTCTATTTTCCAGGTGTGCAAATCCAAGAACATTATCTGGTGCATTATGGTTGTGCATCCAGACTAATGGGACCGTCATTCCATTCTGCCCTTTAAACGCATCTTTTTTAATGACTCGACCATCTGCGCAGGTCAAATCGTTTCGTGTGGCCCAGCCACCAAAGTCATACTTCATTTTGATTAATACCTCCCGTGTCTCTTTCTTCCCGAATCGGACTTTCGTTTGGCTGACTGAGATTACTATTTCTAAGCTCGTCTGCCTTTGGATCATCAGACGGTTTCCATCCGATAACCTGTCTTATTTCGTTTGAAGTTGCGATTTCATTTCTTGTGAATTTGTCTGAGATTTCTGCAAGATCTGCAACTGGAACCAGTTTGAATGGATCTCTGAAGAATTTAATAGATTTGTTCTGGGAACGGGCTGTTTTACTAAGAAACTTCCGTTTCATTTCGTCAACAATAGCTGCAATAATTGGCTCAATAGTACGGTTGTAATAATTCAGCATGGTTTTATCGTCTGCTGTTCCATCAAGAATACTCTGAGTGATACCTAACTGGCTATAAAGCATACTCGTAAGATATTCAATCTGTTTCATCAAGTTGTTCTCCAGCGAACGATTTAGCTGAGTTATTCTCTCAGTACCATCAGTGTAAGCAATACCATACTTGGAACCTGCTAATTGCTGCTCAATGTCTTTTCGTCTCTTTTCAGCCTGCTTACGCCTTGCTTCGGTTTTAATCACGTAAGGTAACTGAATGATTAAATCCAACTTTCCAGAACTACTTTGCTCGTCTACAGCATCCAGTAAATTCAACTTTCGAATCAATCGCTGCATTGTTGAATTCGGTTCGTTTATTACCGCATATAACGGATTTTCAACGATTGCCACTGTACTTTTAGGAACAACAATATCCTGTTTTCGTCCAGTCTCTTCATTGTATAATTCAACGCGAATGTGCTTTGGATACCAGTCTCGAATTCTACCAACTCGCATAGACAGAATTTGGTATCCCGTCGTATCGTCTGGATCGTCTGGATCGTCTGGATCGTCATCAGTATCAACTGGAACGATTGCTATACAACCTTCATCCATCATGGACATAACTGCATCTTGTATAAATGCCCGTCCTGTCTGATCCAGATTGGCTTCTGT